ACCATATACCAGTCCACTAATAGCTGTTGTATATGTATTAACACCCAATGAACCAGATTGCGATTTTTTGTTCCAAGTGGTATCCGTTTGTTTCTTATATAAAAGACCATATTCTGTGAGTATATCATATCCAACGATATTCATACCACCACTAACAATAGTACCGGGTATTCCAGTTATTGTATCTATTGTTTCAACATATAATGTTGGTGGTGATGGTGGTGGTGGAGGAGGAATAATTTGCGCTATGATAAATTCACTACCGTCATTGCCAAGATATTGTATCATTGGCATACCTCTCATATCGAGAGTACTTACAGTATTGCCAGAATATATATTAACTCCTCTTTTATATGCAAATTTTTGCTTTGTAAATATACTATTTCTAATAAGCAAACCGCTTTTTTTAAGAATGATTGTTGCCGACAATAATTGGTCAACAAATCTTTGGAAAAATGCATTATATTTGCTTAAAAATGAATATAAATTCTGAAAAGTATATCCATTTGATAATAACGGATTTGTTGATTCAAGGTTAGCTCTTTTTAAATATTGAATATAGATATTTAATAATGTAGGATACCATCCACCTTTAAAATCAGTCACTGTTTTTCTATTCCTTGCATTTATCATTCTCCTTTGAAGCAATTCAATAAATTCAAGGAATGATAGTTGACTAATATCACCAAGACCAAATACATCATCAACAATTGGATTGAAATAATCAACTCCACCCACAAGATAATATGCACTAATTACTGTGCCATATTTAATTCCTGCCGGTAAAAATATTTCATATGGATTTGAAATGTTAACCGTATAATCAATACCGGGTTCTAATCCAATACCATCAATAAGTAATTTAACCTCATTAGCATTATTCACTTTATAATTAAGCTTATAAACATATTTACCGGCTAATGAATTGTAATATAATTTACCAGTATTAAAACTATCTACTCTATATATTTCACTTCTTGCATTAATGCTTGTGTTTCCGGTTACAGTAATATATGCTACTTGAACAAATCTTTCATTTGGAGGCAATGATGCAAAATATGATATAAATTCAGGATTTTGTATGATAATCTGATTTGGATTCATTGAATCCACAACATAGTCGGCAGTAAATTGTGGTGTGCCTTTTGTAAGTGCAATTCCATTTATAGTCAACTGAACATCTCCGCTTGCTGGTGATGGTAATTGAATTGTTGTACCAACCATATTTGGATTCACTCTTGTCACCATATACTGAACACTTATTCCTGTAACAGGACTTGTTGTTGCAGAATATACATATGTAGCGGTAATAACATCTCTACGATTAGCATTATTATATGCATAGTTGTTATTCACTAAAGTAAATGAATTGCCAGATATTGTGTAATCGGCATACGTTAATTCTTGATATGTTCCACCACTATCATATTCTTTCGGTGCATTCAATAAAATACCATTATAACGAATTTCCCAATCACCTTGTAATTTAGATTTTGTTACAGGTAATATAAATGTATTTTGAGATGCACTAACACCTAACGAAATATTGATAAATTTATATGGTATGGTATATCCACTCGAATTTGCGGGGAAATCTGTATTTTTAATGTAATCGTATACATCATATTCAATTCCTCGTGCAGTATCGAGAGCAATATCAACTTCTTTCGTATTTAAAACAAGTCTACTGTCTTCCTGATAATATTGTGGAGTTGTATCATCAATTCTTGTTATTGCACCAGCTTGAACCCAAGATTTTTTGTTATCAACAATTAGTTTTAAATTAAATCCAACCTTGCGGAACACATTCATATATGCTTGACCGCTATCTGTATCCCCAGAAACTTGAAAATAGAATGTGTTTGATTCAATTGGTGCTACTGGATAGCCATCTTTATCATATGGTAAAGATGCAGATGGTAATTCTTCCAATGTTAATGGTACTGTATTAGGATTGATTTTTCCGTCAACAGTATAAACATATTCAGTAATGTTAATAAAGGGTTCTGGAATACCAATAAGCAAAAACATTGATTTTATTGCTTCACGAGTGCCCTTTGATTTCCAAAAATAATTTGTATTAATTAAAATTCTTCTCCAAAGTTCAATATCAATTTCAGCCGGAAGCAAATCGGTATTCAAATTTCTTTCATTAAAATAATCCCATCCAAAAGTTCTGGCAAGATTTTTTATCAATTGGTCAGGTATGTTATTGATTTTATCATATGTAACTTTATTAATATTGACTAAAGAATCAATAAATTGCCTTATTTCATCGAATTCTCTACCGTAAATTCTAAGAAGTTTAGTTATCTTACCCTCTTCGGTAAGGTCATATGTTTTAAGCGATGCAGGTGTTAAAAATCTGGCAATTAAATCAGTTTTAATTGCATCATATTTACTTCCAATATTTAGAATGCTACTCAAAAAGTTTCTATAGCTCGGTGTGTCAATATCAATATTATACTTGTCACCAGTAGTCCACAACATATTTGAATTGCTATAAACAATCGAACCATCTTCAAGTAATGTTGGGTCTTTAAGAACAAATCTGAAACCATTTGTACCATCCCTTTCAGAAACAATATATTTTTGATAATCATTAAGCAATGTCCTAAATTCTTCAAAAACAAAATTATTGGGCTTAATATGAAAGTCGACTTTATTTGAACCACCACTATATGCAGGGAATGGATTTCCCAACACTTTCAACATAATATAATTTCTTGAATTCGAAAAGCCAGTAAATCCGATAATAGAATATGCTGAATATGTGTTGCCAGTAGGATTTTCTACTGACCAAACAACATATTTATCATAAGATATGTTTAAATTTTTAAGCTCAATATTATCAGGAATGGTTTGATTTCCCTCATTATAAACCAAACCAAATTTGTTTACAATGCTTTCAGTTGGTATTTTAAATGATGAAACATTAGTTAGTGAATTGTAATTAAAATCATAATATGTATTATTACCATTAATTTGCAACTGAGAATTCATGAAAAGACTACCGGGATATGCAAGAATGATTCCCTCAATCATTAATCTCAAAAATTCATATGCAGAACCGTATCTTACGAATGTATTTAGATTACTTTTATCAAGATTTAATACAACATTTGTTGTATACGCATGTAGAATTTGTGATTGAGTTTCAGTCATACCCATTGTTTCCAACGTAACTGGACGTACAAATGAACTCAATTCATTAGTGTAATCAATTGGTGTTCTACCATCAAAATTCGAAGTCACGTTAAAGCGACCAAACGAAAAAATTGTTTCAGACGGAATGTTATTAAAATTAGTACCATTTAAGTTGGAATCGAGCCTTGTATTTACAACTTTTACTTTTGCCACAAATTACACATTTTACTATAAATACAATAAAATAAAAAATCCCAATTCACTACATTGGGATTTTTTTGTTTTTATTTATTGAACCCCATCGACAATATCGTTAAAATTCTGTGTTTCATCAATATTTATACGCTTTTCTTTAACTTCAAACAACGGAATATCAGTAACATCTTCCTTAATTTCATACAAGTTAAACTGTTTCGTAATAACTCTATTTTTATCATAATGTGTAAGAATACCTTTCTGAACATCTTTAATTTGCTCACCAGCAACAATGTCTGCCAAAGTATCTAAAGTATTTTCAACCAATTCGATTTCAATTGTTAGCGGAGTAAAAAAAGTGTTTGAAATAAGTATGGTCTGACCCGGATTACCAATGAAAGGCAATGCATTAGGTTTAACATCTGAAGAGCTGCTTGGAGTTACTTGTAAAAACATTAATGTTCCACTATCATCAAAACGATATCTTGTCGCTTTCTGTGATGTATTACCAACGTTTTCACTAACAGGAACTACTTTATTTGAAGTTACAATATAACGCACAACATTTCTTAATTTTGTACCATCACTGTTTACATATTCTATTCTATAACCCTGTAACGCATTATTTGCCCTCAATTCTTCCGGCAAATCATTTACATTAACCACAATTCCCTTTACTGTTGGCAATGCTGACAACACACTACAATCAATAACCATTATTGGAGTTACTTTTGGTTTAATATAGATTGTATAAATACCCAATTGATTAAAAATAGATGCAGGAAGCCTCAAATTATATAAACCTTCCAATAAATTTTCCGTATAATTGGCAATAACCTGTTCATCATTAGGTAAATAACAATATTCAAGTATTTCATTTGCATTTAAGCTATAAATGGTGTTATTACTCGTTTCTCTGTTTGGTGTAAAATTATAATATACACTTATGTCATTAATATTTACATCTGCTGGTCTTGATATGCCGAATGTTCCTATTGCCATGTTATTATGTATTACTTACAATATTAAAATATTTACCACCTGCATATGTTAACAATTCATTAAGATTTTTAATATGCTCCAATCTGTAATTATTTTCAAATGCAGATAATTCTTGTCTTACTATAAATACATCATTGATAATTTTTGGGTTGCTGATAATATTTTCTTTTTGGGGGTCTTTATAATATGGCGCATTGATAAAATCAGGGCTGCTTGTACCTGAAGGTGTATATACAAATGTTGTGATTCCATTTGCAACATCATCAATATATTTGATTCCACCAAGATAATATGTAACTGACACTCCTGAAATAGATGCCGAATAATCTACACCATCGTTCACAAACGAGCCACCACCAATATATTGATTAGCAAATATATTACTTGTGGTATATTTGCGCAATTCACTTAATCTACTTGTATTTGTATTACCAGTTATAACAATTTTTTTTGCTATAGGTGGTTCAAAAAAAAACGATTCGACATCTGCATCAAAAAAACCCATGTCTTGCAATTCATTAGTTAATAAAATTTTAAAATGATAAACTGCATTAATATCTGGAATGATAATATAACTATAACCAGTAGTGGTTGCAGTTAAACCAGTAGTCATTGCTCTCTGCACTGTTTTTTTTATCAATTCCATAATTAATCAACTTTTTTTCTTAAAAACACTCTAATATCCTTTTCAGGATATTTTATTTCAAACATCGAATCTTTTGTTGAATAAATAGTATTATTTATTATTTGGATTTCACCAGTATTTGTATTTGCAAATGGTTGTGAAATAACATTATTCGAATATTGTCCCCCGACTCTATTATATACTTTAATACTAATAACATTTATAACACCATTTGCTTCAAGAATTTGTCTTTGAAGTCTGCCAAGAAAAATATCTTGGTTTATTTCATAATTATTCACATCAAAATAGTTCCTTACTATTGTAATAATACTATTGGCAATACTATTGTCTGCAATGTTTTTAACATAAACATCAATATCAAATGCCAAATTATAAATTTTACCGTCTTTAATCTCAATATAATCATTAACCATTCGATAATTACTCAAATATTCTGCAATATTTTCCTTTAACAGCGAATTACTGGTATTTGACAGTTTACCATCACTACCAATACCAAGTATTGAAATAACAACCTTATTGTTTTCCCTAAATGCATTTGCTCTAAATGGTGAACCAAATTTACCCGGCA